TAATGGCTGATATAGTTTCGGTTAAAAAACAATCAGACAACGTAAGAGAAGCAGTATTTCAATTTAACTATCAATATGTAGATGGTGGCAATGAATCTGCAGTGCAGAAGATTGATGCCTCAACACTTGATGTAAATTCTAATGGTGATGCTTGTACGGGTCTAAAAATACTAGATTGTAATTTTAATGTTGCAGGAATGACTGTTCAAGTCCTCAAAGATGGAGACAGTCAAGACCCAATAATGTTAAATCTTACAGAAGATCAAAGTGGTAATTTTGATTTTAAAGAAACTGGTGGCTTGCCTTCAACTACTGAATTAACAGAAGCAACTCGAACATATGCAGTTACTGTTGTTAATGATGGTGGTAATAAGTTTGCACTTGGTGGAGTAACTGCTCCAGCAGTAAGTTTATTAAAAAATCATACTTACATTTTTGACCAATCAGATAATTCAAATGTTGGACATCAAATAGCTTTTAAGCAAGGTTCTGGTGGTGCTAGTTACACAACTGGTGTCACAACCACTGGTACTTTAGGTCAAGCAGGTGCTAAGACAACTATTGTCACAACTGCAGATACGCCAGACCTATTTTATTATTGTGTTGCTCACGGTGAGGGTATGGGAAATACTGCATCATTAACAAATCCAACTGGTGATGTTTTATTTACCACAACTGGAGCGGCGGCAAATGATTCTTATCAAATAGTTATGAGATTGAAGAAGAATTATAAGGTGCAGTAATGGCTACTTCTCAAACAGTCGCTTTTAGACCTAATATAGAGGAAATAATAACTGAGGCTTATGAAAGATGTGGTCTTGATATTCAGACAAGAACTGGAGATCAAGCCATATCTGCTAGGCGTAGTCTCAACTTATTATTCTCTGAATGGGCAAATCGTGGCATAAATTATTGGGCAGTATCACAAAATACTCTTGATCTTGCAGCGGGTACGAGTTCTTACAACCTTCCTGCAGGAGTTTTAGACTTTTTAGATGTTGTAATTTATAATTCTGCAGATGCAACAAGAACAGATACTATACTCAATAGAGTTACAATAGCAGAGTATAATCAAATACCTAACAAGACAAATACTGGAAAGCCTAATCAGTATATGATAGATAGAGGCAGACAAACTGGCTCTAACAATATTTATAAAATATATGTTTGGCAAACGCCAGATATTGGTACATATAAATTAAATTATTGGGCAATGACACAATTAGACGATGTTACTTTATCAAATCAAGATGCCGATATACCTTATACATGGTCAGAATGCATTTGTGCTGGACTAGCTAGTAAGTTATCAGTAAAATTTGCACCAGATAAGTTTCCTTTACTTAATGGCTTATATAATGAGGCGTTTTCTTTTGCATCCGCTAATGATAATGATGGGGTTTCACTAAAACTGCAACCTACAGGGCTTAATTTAAGATAATGGCTAGATACGCTTCAGGTAAAAAATCTCAAGCTATAAGCGACATAAGTGGAGCTAAAGTTCCCTATACCCAACTAAAAACTACATGGAATAATTTAAGAGTTGAGCCAAGTGAGTTTGATCCTAAACATCCACAATTAACGCCAGCAAAAAATGTAATAGATGCTACTGCATTATATGACCCAAGACCAAGTACAGATGTAGAAAACGTAGTAATAGACTTTGCATTCACTAGTAATATATTTTTATCAAGAGTTGAGCGATCACAAATAGGAACAAACATACATTCAAGAGGAAATGTAGGTACAGTATCTTTTGTAATAGAAGAAGAACAAACTGGAGTACAAGGTGTTGGTGCGATTGGATCGGCAGCCGCAGGTTTTGATGTAAGTGGAGTTCAAGGCACTGGAGCTATTGGAACTGTAGTAGCACAAGACCAAATTGATGTAAGTCCAAGTGGAACTGTAGGCACAACTGCTATAGGCGATTACCAAACTGGAGCAGTTACCACTGGTGTTCAAGCAACGAGTGCGACTGGCACTGAAACAATTGAACATGATAGAATATTTGATCTACCAAATGGTGGTGTTTCTGGAACTGGGGATACTGGCACAGAAAGTTTTGATACATCTACTGGTACAATTTCAAGTGTTGTTGGTACTGGTACAATTAATAATTCTACAGTAGGTAATGAGCCTAATGCAACAGGTGTACAAGCAACTGGAGGTATTGGTACATTTGGAGAAGAAGGAGATGGTACATTAAACTTAACCATCACACCAGTTAGTGCAACTGGTACTGCAAATGCAGGTGCAGAGGTTGCTGAAAGTGAAATACCAGAAACTAATACTAATGGCTGGGGTGAACAAGCATGGGGTGATGGTGTATGGGGTGGTGATGAAGAAGTTAGAGGAACTGGTGGTGTTGGTTCAAGCACTATTGATATATTTAATGGGCCGAATCCACAAAGTGGTGTAGTAGGTACATCAAATATTGGTGCATATTTAATTCAAGGTGACTTAAATGTAATAGGTCTTACAGGCACTGGAGCAATAGGAACATCTACATTCTTTATTGAAACTGCTATACCTGTTACTGGTGTTGCAGGAACTACTGCAGTAGGAGATGAAACTGCAAGAGTTAATCCTGGTTTTGGTGAAGGAGCATGGAATGATGATACATGGGGTAATTAAATGAATTATACTAGTTTAGTAACAAATATTAAAAATTTTATTGAAGACGATAGCACTGAATTTGAAACATCTATCCCTACAATAATAACACAAGCAGAAAGCATGATTTTTGGTAGATTGCCAAATTTGCCATGTTATAGAAAAAAACAGTCTGGAAATCTAGTTATAGGCACAAAAGAATATTCTGTAGCTGATGCTAGAATGATCAGACAAGTTGCAGTCACTAAGGCTGATAGTGACGTTGTTTACTTAAAACATAGAATAGATAGCTATCTAAGAGATTATGCTCCAAATGCAAGTACATCTGGAGTTCCATTTATGTATGCTACACGAGATGCAACAACTGCTGGAATTCGAGTTTTACTAGCACCATCTCCAAGTGCTACACTAGCTTATGAAATAGATTTCATAGGTCTAGAAACAGGTTTGTCTTCTACTAACGCTAACAATTGGGTAGGAGATAATGCAGAGCAAGTTTTACTAACTGCTTGTTTGTTGGAAAGTTCTGCTTTTCTAAAGGCGCCAGATAGTGTAAACTTATATAAGGCACAATTTGATGAGGCAATAGCGTTGTTTCAACAAGAAATGCAACGTAATTATCAAGCAGAATACGAAGGAGGTATTTAACAAATGGCAATAACACAAGCAATGGCTACATCATTTAAAGCCGAAATTTTAGATGAAGTACACGATTTAGTCGCAGATACATTAAAGATAGCACTCTTTACAAGTTCTGCATCACTAGATGCATCAACAACTGCATATTCAACCTCAAATGAGGTAGCGAATGGTAATGGTTATACTACTGGTGGAGTAGCACTAGCAAACAAAACAGTATCAACAAGTGGTACAACTGCATTCTTTGATGCTGATGACCCAACATGGACAAGTGCATCATTTACTGCAAGAGGTGCATTGATATACAATAGTTCTGCAAGTGATAAGGCAATAGCAATATTAAATTTTGGTGGTGATTTCACTGTTTCTTCTGGTACATTTAGGATTGTTTTTCCAGCTGCGGGTGCAAATGCTATCATAACTATAGCTTAAAGGAGTAAGTAAATGGCTAGTACCTACGTCAATAATCTTAGATTAAACGAAATGGGCACTGGTGATGCCAGTGGAACATGGGGTAATACAACAAATACCAACCTAGAACTTATTGGTGAGGCTCTTGGATTTGGCACAGAAGCTATAACAACAAATGCTGATACTCATACCACAACAGTTGCAGATGGTGCTTCTGATGCAGGTAGAGCTATGTATCTTAAATATACTGGAACTCTAGACAGTGCTTGTACGATAACAATAGCACCTAATACTATGAAACGTATGCAATTCATAGAAAATGCAACTAGTGGTTCTCAAAATATAATTATAAGTCAAGGTTCTGGTGCAAATATAACAATTCCTGCAGGAGATACTAAAGCAGTTTATTTAGATGGTGCAGGTAGTGGAGCCGCGGTTGTAGATGCTTTTGCTTCTTTGAATACAGTAGATTTAAAAGTACAAGATGACCTTACTGTAACAGACGATATGTCAGTAGGTGGTACTGCAACTTTATCTGGGTTAGCTTATCCAACTTCTGATGGTAGTGCTGGACAGTTCCTAAAAACAAATGGTAGTGCAGTATTAAGTT